TTTCTTGAAAAACTTTAATCTTATAAATATCTATTAATTAGAGAAAAATAACTAGTTATTTTAAAAAAGGAGATTTCTCAAATGGCCGATACAGAAAAAAAGTTAGAGGCGTTAGAGCAAGAAGCAGTTGCTGAGGCGAATGCCCAAGCGGATGCTCCTAAGAAAAATGCTGTAGCGGCTGAGCCGAACCATCTGAAAAATGATGCTGAAGATTTAGGCGCAGCTGTAGTTAAACCAACTGACAGCAATCCTGACGCAACTAAAAAAGTTAGTCAAGTTTCTGACAAAGTATCTCAATCAAGTCAAGTGGCAGGAGAGCCATCTCACTTGAAGACTGCTAAAGAAGAAACTGAAAAAGAATCGGATAAAGAGGAAAAAGAAGTTAAAGCTGAAGACAAAGTTGAAGACGAAAAAAAAGATGAAGTAAAAGAAGAATCTTTTGACGTTAAAGCTGATGTTGATGCTTTAGTTGGCGATTCTGATTTATCGGAAGAATTTAAAGAAAAAGCTGCTACTATTTTCGAGGCTGCTATCAAATCTAAAGTTAAAGCTGAAACAGCTAAATTAGAGGAAGAGTACGCTAAGAAATTAGAAGAAAATACTGAGTCTTTCAAAGGCGAGATCGTTGAAAAAGTTGATTCATACTTGAACTATGTAGTTGAAGAATGGATGAAAGAAAACGCAATTGCTATCGAAAGAGGTATCAAAGGCGAGATCGCTGAAGACTTTATCAGTGGTCTTAAAAAACTATTTGAAGATCACTACATTGATGTTCCAGATGAAAAATACAACATCTTGGAAGATCAAGCTTCAAAAATCGATTCATTAGAAAAAAAACTTAACGAACAAATCGAAAAGAACGTTGAATTAAATTCGTTAAACAGCTCATTGAAAAGACAAGACATCATTGATGAATTGTCAAAAGATTTAGCTGATACAGCGAAAGAAAAATTTGATGGACTTGTAGAGTCTGTTGAGTATTCTAGTGAAAAAGACTTTAGAAACAAAGTTGAAACTATAAAAGAATCATATTTTGGATCTAAAGAAGAAGTAAAAAGTGATATAGATGATGTAGCGGCAGGCGATGGCTTAACTGAACAAGTTGACCTATCGAATGCTATGGCTGCTTATACCGCCGCTATTACTAAAACAAAAGATATGAAAATATCTAAAAAATAATATAGAGGGAGAAAACAAAAATGTTTTTATCTGAACAAGTAGAAAAAAAATGGCAGCCAGTCCTAGAGCATCCTGATCTTCCAAAGATCAACGATTCTTACAGACGTGCCGTTACAAGTGTAATCCTTGAAAACCAAGAGAGAGCACTAAAAGAAGATAGTGCTTTTTTAAACGAAGCCGCTCCTGCTAACGCAACTAATGCTGGTGCTAACCCAATGGCAAATTGGGACCCAATTTTAATCTCGTTAGTAAGAAGAGCAATGCCAAATCTTATCGCATACGATATTTGTGGCGTACAACCAATGACAGGTCCTACAGGCTTGATCTTTGCTATGAGAAGCAAGTACACAACTCAATCTGGAACAGAGGCGTTATTTGACGAAGCTGATTCAGACTTCTCTAGTAGAAACAAAGCTGGTGACTCAACAACAGGTAATGGAGTAACAGAACAAAGAGGTGCTAACCCAGCGATTCTGAACGACTCACCTGCTGGTGAATACACTAGAGGTCAAGGTATGACTACAGCATCTGCTGAAGCGTTAGGTGATTCATCTAACAACAGTTTTGCTGAAATGGCTTTCTCAATTGAGAAATCAACTGTGACTGCTAGAAGTAGAGCTCTTAAAGCTGAATACACTATGGAATTAGCACAAGACTTAAAAGCTATCCATGGTTTAGATGCTGAAACAGAACTTGCTAACATTCTATCTGCTGAAATCTTAGCTGAAATCAACAGAGAAGTAGTAAGAACTATTTACATCAATGCTGAAAAAGGTGCTTCTGCTAACACAGGAACAATCAATACTACTACTGAAGGTATCTTTGATTTAGATACAGACTCAAATGGTAGATGGTCAGTTGAAAGATTCAAAGGACTTATGTTCCAAGTTGAGAGAGAAGCTAATACTATCGCACAAAGAACAAGAAGAGGAAAAGGTAACATCATTATCTGTTCTTCAGACGTTGCTTCTGCTTTACAAATGGCAGGTGTGTTAGACTACGCTCCAGCGTTAAACAACAATCTAAACGTTGACGACACAGGTAATACTTTTGCTGGTGTATTAAACGGTAGATACAAAGTTTACATTGATCCGTATGCTGCTAACCAAGCTGCTAAACAATACTTTGTTGTAGGTTACAAAGGTACTTCACCTTATGACAGTGGTTTATTCTACTGCCCATATGTACCACTACAAATGGTAAGAGCAGTTGGTCAGGACACTTTCCAACCGAAGATCGGTTTCAAAACTAGATACGGCTTACAAGCAAACCCATTTGCTGAAGCTGGAACTGGTGACACAGCGATCATCAACGGTTCAGGTGCTGCTAACTCAAACAGATACTACAGACGAGTACAAGTAACTAACTTAATGTAATCTGTTTAACAACAGTATATTTAAAAGGGCGAC